CCAAGTTGCTCTTCATATGAATCTATGACCAATTGATCAAGATTACCACGTGCCCACACCCATTCTTTTTTATCGGGAAATTGTTTTGCCCATGATCTCAATTTTTCAATACCATCTTCAATCTTAATGTCTACAGATTTATTAGGTATGAATGACTTCTCCTTGGCTTTGGCACATTGTTTTGCCCACCAATCCAAAGATGATCTTGTCATCGAACGATTTAACCGTTTTATCTGATCAGCCGCGTCCAGTTTAACAAAAAATGCTGAGCCCAACAATTCACGATACCTAAGAACCATATCACTTGGAGTTTCACCTGAATCATCGAAATGTATGCAGGCAATTGATAGAATCGCAGCAGTAGATTCTTTACCAAGAGTTTCAACATCAAATATAAACAAAATATAATCCTCTAAGGTTTCTTATAAGGCACACCAGCAAAATACTCATACACAGCTTCCATGTGTTCAAGTGTTTTGGTTTGATCTTTGAGGTCTTGGACTTCCCATTTCTGAAGTTTAGATACATCTTTGTCAACCAATCTTTTAATACTCTCACGGAGCTCTTCAATCGTTTCAACGAACCTTTCAACGAATATTTTATCACATAGAACATCATCGACTTCAATTTTCATAATGAATTTCTCTTTTAATTTGTAATGGGTGCGACAATGACCCATTCAGATTGATTGTTATTACTGATAGTTTTAGACCAAAGTGTGCCATCATCTTTTAGTGCAAACAAAATATTCAATCCTGTTCCCGTAATAGAGGTGGCAATCTGCACGATCTTTGATTCGACCACAGGTTCTTTTTTACTTACAGGTTTTTCAGTCTTTTCAACGAGCTTATCCATAATTCATCCTTTGTTATTTTATATTACCATTGCGAACAAGTTCTTCAAATGTCTTGAAGCACTTATCAAATTTCAATTCATAAATTGTCTGAAGACCCAAAAGATAATTTGCGATATCATCTTTATCTAGAATGTCAGAGTCCATTATCGATCCATTTAACAATCGAATGTCATCGACAACATTCCAACACGACAAAATTTCTTGCTCAAAATCAAAACGATCTGACATAATATAACTCCTAATTAATAAATATTATAAGCACGTAACAATCGAACTTGATCGTCTGGTACCATAAAACATCTTGCTCTAGCTATCAGCTGATCATTATAATTATTATCAGATTGTTTCGTAAACGAAATTAGTTTGTTATTCCACATATGATCAATCAATTTATTTTTCAAATCATCCATAAGAAGTTTTTTAATTTGATCATCATCAGTAAATTTCTCTGACCCCGAAAAATCAATTCTCAATTCACTATAAACTAATTTTCCTTGTATAACATGTTCAATAACTCCTTGCGGCTGGCCACTGGTGATAAAGCCATAGTTATCATGTTGAATTGTTCCCATATTATTCTCCCATCATTGTGATATTATACTACAATCACGATATTAGTGAGGCAATTATGTTGATATTTCTATAGAGGGATTTTGAGTGATAACATAATGTATATAAGCACAGGCTTCTTTTTCATCGGCAAAGAATCTGACGATTGTTTGCCCCGACAACTTTGAATGGAAGAATACCAATATTTTACCACCATAAACGGAAAATTTAATCACCCAATTGTTACGTGTAACCGGTTGAAATGATTGTAACCCACGTGATACTTCATCATATATTTTTTGAGTGAAGATTTGCTTTGAAGTTTTCTTTTTCATATTGATGGGCAATGTTTTATCATTACCTTAAATTACGACATCATTTATACTAAGTATCGGTGTCCGGTTTAAAGTGATCGTAAGGTCTTAAGGTGTGATTTTCTTATCCTTACTGAGCACCAATCATTGTAATAGTCTTCCTTGATTAGAGCACCACGAACAAATATCTCCAAAGATTCAAAGTAAGAACATTCTGACCTTGTTTTACAAAGGTGTAGAATCTCTCTACTGAATAATGGTTCACCAAGTTTCTTGACTTCCTCTTTAAGAGTATCAGATGATGACCAGTAAGATTGCCAGCCCGATTTAACTCTGATCTTTTTGATCTTACCTTTGGTCTGTTTACGACCAGATTTAGTAAAGAGTTTCTTACCAATGTATTTCCTAGATGTTTCAACATTTGTAATTAGATAAACAAAACCTACAGCATCACCAATCTGGTCTTCCGTAAACTCTCTACCTCGGTAGATCCACATTAATAATCCTCATCTTGTTCAATTTCTCCTTCTATTATGTAGGTTGAACAAAATGGACAATATGTTGGGCTATCTTCACAGTCCTCTTCATCATATTCAATCTTATATGATGATTCGCAACTGTCACACTTATGTTTGATTAACATTATTAATTACACTGGCGCTGGGCGAGGTGCGTTAATAACTTCTTTGATCGTTTCATCATCACTATCATAATAATTTTTTCCAGAGACTACATCATCATCACATTCAACCCAAAATAATGGTAATGCGACTTCAAAAGATGTTTCTTCAACCTGACATATACGACCAGAATTTTCATATGTTTCATAAATCGGTATATCTTTATTCCATGATTTTATATGGTTTACTTTGACTCTTGGATCTATAAGTGCTTTCATTTTTTCTCCTAATATTCTACTATAACAACACCGGAAGCTCCGGTACTAGTGTAACCGGATGATCCCAAACCACCGCCAGCGCCGCCGCCGTAAGCGCCGCCGGCGTGGTCGGCGGCGCCGGCGCTCTGTGAACCACGACCTCCACCACCAAGATATGAAGAACCACCAGTACAGCCGGTGTAAAAGTAAATGCTCGCGCCGCCGGAGATGCCGGCGCCGTCGCCGGCTTGACCGGCTATATTAAGATTACCTGATGCTCCCAAACCACCGGCACCGCCGCCAAAACCGTAGTAGTATCCGCCGCCGCGTTCACCACCTGTCGCGCTGCAATAAGTGCTGAATGATGAAGTTCCTGAAACGACTCCTCCGGCGGTGCCAACAGTTACACTAATTGATGCACCTGGAGTTAACCCAGAAATTATTTTAATTGCTGTACCACCACCGCCACCACCTGAACCGCCGGAGGATGGGTCCCCATCAACACCCGCTCTACCATTGCCGCCGGCGCCAACCACAGTTACTTTACATTTGGTGATGCCGGCAGGAACAGTCCATGATCCACTTGAAGTAAACACTACCATATTTGAAAAGCCTGTCAATGCAGCAGTCGCTTGCACAGATGCATCTGGAAAAGTGACGCCGGCAGTGCCTATTTTTGTTGCCATACAAATCCCCTATGTGTTAATATACTATTTATGCTTTCCCCCACACATCATCCCAATCACCGGTCAATGCACCTTTGGCATAGTCGGTAGCACGATTCTCAAAGAAATTCGTATGAGTAGGCGCATTAATCATTTCTTCCACCCATGGAAGTGGGTTTTTCTTAACCTTATATATGCCCTTTAATCCGATGCTTATCAGTCTACGATCTGCGATGTATCGTATGTATTTCTTAACATCTTCGGCAGTAAGGTTTTTCATTTCACCCATCTGAAAAGCCAATTCGATAAACTTATCTTCAAGTTTGACCATCTCTTCGGCAATGGTGTAAATCTTACCTTTTAGATCATCAGTCCAAATCTCTCTGTTTTCTTCGATATACGTTCTAAATAACTTGATCATTGATTCAGTGTGTATCGTTTCATCAACAATAGACCAAGTAACAATCTGACCCATACCACGCATTAATCCATGACGAGGAAAATTCAGTAACATGATAAACGATGAAAACAATTGCATACCTTCAGTAAATGCTGAGAACACGGCAATGTGCAGAGCAGTATTTTCTTTGGTTGAATTCTGTTCTGATATGTTCATCACATAATCATGTTTCTCAACCATTTCCTTATACTTCATGAATTCATTATACATCGTATCAGGAAGCCCAAGAGTTTCGATAAGATGTGAGTATGCAGCAACATGTAATGCCTCACGTGCTGCAAAGCCCAATAACATCATACGAACTTCTGGTTGTGGAAAATATGGTAAGTAATT